TGGTGGTGGGGGTCTGACATGTGCAATGGTGGCCAAGACATCAGCCTCGAGGACATCGCCAAGGTGGACGGCGAGATGGAGATTTGGGAGCAGGGCTTGAACATCGCCCGCAACGCCCAAGGCAAAATCACCAAGCCGTTCCTTCAGGCTGTCGAAGACCTGCGCAAAGAATGGGCCCGAGAGGTCACCAAAAACGCCACCACCGAACCCCAACTGCTCATCACCGGGCCCCGCAACTTGGACTGGGAGAGGTGGGCCACCACGATCCTGACCGGTTGGGTCACAGGTACCGAGCAGGTGTTGGGCTCATCCACTCGCGCGACACTCAAGGCCTCTGGCCTCCCGTACAAGGAGATCGAAAAGCAAGAGGTCATCTGGGGCCCTGACGAAAAGCAGAACCAGACCAACCTCTGGCGGGAGAACCGCGGCACCAGCTTCATCACCGGCATCACCAACTCCACCCGCGCAGCCATTGAGCAGGTCATTGAGAACGGCCTCAACACCAACGCCTCCCCGCGCCAAGTGGCTAAAACAGTCGAGACGATTATCGGCCTCACCCCGCGGGATGCCAACGCAGTCCTCAAGCGCCAACAGAAGCTGTTCGACGCCGGCAAAAACGCAAAGCAGGTGACCCGAACCATTGACGCCTACCGCAACAAGCTCCTCAAGAGCCGAGCCCGCACCATCGCCCGCACCGAGATGATGGCTGCCCGCAACCAGGGCACCGTCAACGCTTGGCGCATGGCCCAGGCTCAGGGTGTTGCACCGCTCACAGCCAAGAAGGAGTGGGTGTTAGGCCCCAACGCCTGCCCCATCTGTGAGGCCATCGTGGCCGACAATGCCGTGGTGGAGTTAAACCAGTCGTTCAACAGCCCAGCCAACGGCCAGACCTACGACGCACCACCAGCGCATCCCAACTGCCGCTGCTCCATTGCGTTGGTGTAGCGTCCTTGAGATCCCTGCGATAGGGTGCGTCCATGCCGTACGCACGCAACGCAGACAGTGGCTCACCAAAAGAGTCGCTGAAGAACAAAACATACAAACCCACATCTGAGATGGCTCAGAATGCGAAACGTGCGCTCAAGGTTCGAGCCGAGAAGCCACCCTCGCAGCGAGGTATGACCGCTGTGGGGCTCGCAAGAGCCCGTCAGCTCATCAACCGACAACCCCTCAGTCTCGACACCGTCAAGCGCATGAAGGCGTATTTCGACCGGCACCAGCAAGACAAGCAGGGCGCCACTTGGTCGGAACAGGGTAAAGGCTGGCAAGCGTGGATGGGTTGGGGCGGAGACCAGGGGTATGCCTGGTCGAAAAGAATCGTTGAACAAGCCAACCGGGAAAACAAAATGCATCGCGAAAAAATGGCAGTGCTTTCACTGGCTCAGTCCCTTGAAAACTCGTGCGGTGCTTGCCGCTACTACGAGAAGCGCCACTGCAGCTATCACGGGATGAGCACCTATGAAAAGGAGACGTGCGACCACTTCATGGGGCGGGTGGAAAAGTCTTTGGACTTTGAGGTCGTCAAGGCGGACGAGGATCAAATGCTGGCCTTCGGCTGGCTCTACGTCTCCAAGACTGAGGATGGCCGACAGGTGGTCGACGCTTCCGGTGATGTTATTGACGTCCCCACCCTGGAGAAGGCCTCCTACGAGTTCGTGCTGAAGTACCGCGACGCCGGCGAGCAGCATCAAAAGGAGAACGGGGAGATCAAACCTGTGGGGAAACTGGTCGAGTGCATCGTCTTCACACCAGAGAAAATCGAAGCCCTCGGCATCCCCGACGGCGTCATGAAGCAAGGCATCTGGGTCGGCTTCAAGATCGATGAGCCCGACACCTGGGAGAAGGTCAAGTCGGGTGAGTACAAAATGTTTAGCCTGGGCGGCACCGCCATCCCAGAACTCATCGGAGGATGAAAATGGCCAAACCGAAGCAGAAACTGGAACACCTCACCATTAAAGAAGGCTCCGTTGTCGAGCGCGGGGACAACCCAGAGGCGCACATCATGATTGTCAAGAACGCCGAAGACGACCGCTCCTTCATTCGCAAGATGTGGGACTGGGCTACCAACCAGAGCGTCGACTTCAGCACTGAGAAATACATGACCACGGCGGAGATTCTTGCCGAGGAGAAGTTCATCTCCGACTTCAACAAACTCCGTGGAGCCTTCCGTGAGGCCGTGGAGATGTCCATGTGCCTCCCTGTTGTTGAGATGTCGCAGAACATGAAGCGAAGCGTGGACGAGTTCATGTCAGAGGCGCTCAAGATGACCACGGACCTGGAGAAAGCTGCCCCTGAAGCAGCCGAGACGCTGAAAGGCATTCTTGACGACCTCTCCGCCCAGTCTGATACAAAGGACGAGCAAGGGCGCGAGAAGTTCGCAAAGGCAGTCGAGGCCCTGGAGACGTTCTCCATGCCGAAAGTGCCTGCAACCCAACAACCGGAGGCCCAAGAGGCCACCACTGAGAAGGAGGCCACCATGGCCCAACAAGTTGAAAAAAGCCTGGAGGACATCCTGGCCGACCTTCCCGAAGGCGAAGCCGCGACCATCCGCAAATCCATCGAAGATGCCGACGCCAAAGCCACCGCTGCTGTCGACACCCTCAAAACCATCACCGAGCGTCTTGAGACCCTCGAAAAGAAGCAAGAGCGCACCAAGTTCGTCGACATGGCCAAAGAAGTCATCGGCGAGGCTGCTCTCGACCTCGAAAAGACCGCCGACTCGCTGCAGGCTGCCTTCGGCGTCAGCACCGAAGCCGGCGACACCCTGGTGGGTGTGCTCAAAGCCGCTTCGGCTCAAGCCTCCACCGACAGCCTCTTCGTGGAAGCTGGCTCTGAAGCCCCCGACGCCGACACCATCGGCGGTGGGACTGCTGAAGAGCGGTTGAAGGCTCTCGCCGCGGACATCCGCAAAGAGGACCCCAGCCTCTCCGAGTTCGCTGCCTACAACAAGGCGGCCGAGCAAAACCCTGAGCTGAAGGCTGAAGCCGTCCTCGGCTGATGGGCCCTGAACGCCAACCACCAATAAGGAGGGCCCCATGGCCTACGGTGAATACGCAACTCTCGACATCCCTTTCTCCACCCCCAACGACCTGACCGGCGCCATCTACAGCCCCGTCAAGGTCACCGCTGACGCTTCCGTCGTTGGCTGTGCTGCTGGTGAGCTCGCTGTGGGCTTTCTGCAAAACAAGCCCAACGGCTCCGGCTCCGGCGACAAAGGCGACGGCGTGGAGGCCTCGGTTCGCGTCCTCGGCGTGACTCGCGTCCGTGCTTCGGCTGCCATCGCTGTTGGTGACGTCGTGGCTGCTGCTGGTTCGAACCTGGTGGCCACTGCCGGCTCTGGCGACTTCCCGCTGGGCATTGCCCTGGAGGCTGCTTCGGCCGCCAACCAGGTCATCTCGGTGTCCATCGCCATCTCCCCCACTCCTCTCCCCTGATGTCTGAGCCCTGAACTCAGCAACCCACAGAAAGAAGGAATCAGACATGCCTGAAGCAATCCGCAAGCCTGTCGCCAAGACCTCTCAGCCGACCTCGGGTGATGTGCACGTCAACACCACGCTGCGCAACGTCATGATCGACTGGGCCCTCAGCAACCCCGTCTATGCGTACAACCGCGTGTTCCCTCTGGTGAACGTAGAGCGCAAGTCGAACAAATACTTCGTGCGCAACCGCGAAGACAGCCAACGCGACGATGCAACTGTGCGTGCCGGCGGCACCGCTGCACCCCGCGGCATTCGCCGTCTCTCCACCAAGGAATACATGTGCGAGCGCTTCTCGTACGCCGAGTCCATCGACGACGAGACCGCAGCCAACTCCGACACCCCAACGGACCTCTACGACAGCGCAGCTCGTGCTGTCGGCGACAAGCTGATGCTCGCCTTGGAGCGAAAATTTATCAGTGACGCCATGACTACTGGCGTGTGGCAGGGCTCCAACACCGGCACCGACCTCGTTGGTGGTGTCGACTTCGCCAAGTTCGCCGCACCGAGCACCGGCAACCCGATCACAGAGGCTCTGCGTCCGCAGATCTCCTTCCTTGGTCGCATTGGCATTCGCCCTGAAGAAATGAAACTCGTCATCGGTCCCGAGATCCTCCACACGTTCTTGGACCATGATGAGTTCCTGACCCGCTTGAGCGACTCCGACATCCGTGTCCTGTCTCAAGAGCGCATCGCCACCATCCTCGGCATCGGCGAAGTGGTTGTCCCTTCCCTGGGCTTCAACCCCAACGCAGAAGTCGAACCCGGTAGCTCCGGCGCCCCCAACGCCAACCAGTACGTTGTCGGCGACAACATGTTGCTCCTCTACACCCCCCGTGCTCCCAGCGTGACCTTGCCTTCGGCTGGTTACAGCTTCGCGTGGTCGGGCCTGTCGGGTGCAGCCATGGGCATGCGCACCAAGCGCTACCGTGATGAGCCGCACGAGTCGTGGATCATTGAAGGCGACGCCAACATCGCTCCAACGGTGTGCTCGCCTGAGCTCGGCATCTTCTTCTCCGACTGCCTCTGATAGGCAGCTGGCGATTGTGCCGCCTCAAGGGCTCCGCTACGATGGCGGGGCCCTTTCTTTTTGGAGGAAACAGTGACGAAGAAAGAACTCCCAGCCGACCCCCCCG